AGGAGCAACGAACGTAATAGGCAGTGAAGCACCAGCAGCACCCACGAAGCTCTTAAAATCTGTTTTTCTCGATATACCCACCCATGTCGTGCTTCCGACAAAAGAAGCACCAGCATACACGTTATAAGTGCTGTCTAATGACAGGGATATTGCAAAGGTTTCATTCCCCTTTCCAAGTGCAGCTACTGTCCTTCTTGTTTGAGCTTGATATACTTCGTTGCGTAACTTGAGACTTTCACGAAATGATGAAGTGTCATACCCGAAGTATCTGCCGTTAAGAAGTATTCCTCGATATGGTGTAATCATCTGGCCAATCCTCCGAGTAGGTTAATAAAACTGTTTTCCTGTTGCATTTGACCCGATTGATTTCCAAAACTAATTGGAGCATTGAAGTTTATATTTTGATTGCTCGACATATTCTTGAGCATATTGAATAATGCCCCTTGCTGACCTTTATTTAGTATCATTTCGCCACTGTTCACTCTTGCAAGTACCTTATCGCCACTTGTCGAGTTTCCTGCGACTACACCCCCTGTAGCAAATCGAGGAATATAAAGGCGGCTGACGTCTGGAAGAAATTTTATTGCATTGTAGGAATCTATCATGCCATTAATCTTTGACTCCAATGTTGAAATTACTGAGTTCATAGCGTTCTTCATGACGGTAGATACGCCACTCTTTACTGAAGTATAAAGCCTTCCGAACATAGACTGTAGCCACAACACTTTGTCGCCAACATATTTGATAGCACCACCGATTGAGTCTTTAATGGTTTGGGCCGCATTCCCCATCTTATCTCTCATCCAGATTGCTGCATTAACCGCTTTTGTTATTCCCGTCGCAACGCTTGCAACTGCCAAGACGATTCCGCCTAGTACGATTCCTATGATCTTGCCTACAACTTGCATGGTTATCTTAAACGAATCTGCGTTTCCAGCGGCCAAACCGAACATCTTGTTTAGTTCCGCACCCAACTGCATTAATACCGGCTTGATAATTGTCCACGCCTGTTGAAATCCCAGACTCAACCCTTGCATGAACATTGACCACGATTCGAACTGTGCCTTAATATATTCAAAGAATCCACTGTCGGTAAATGCAGACATAAAAGCATTCCAGTTATCTTTGCCCTGACTAATAATTCCAGGTAGTACCGTTTGAATCCAATTTAATGTTTCCGTGAATTTCGTTACCGCCTGTTTAACTAAATCGAATATTCCTGTACTTTTCACAAACTCCGCAGTAAAGATATTCCAAGAGTCTTTTAGATTTGATATTAATTGATTCATTGTTCCGGCTTGGTTACTAAACGCGAGTGCAAATTGACCGCTACCCGTGCCTGCTTTCTCAAATGCCCCCTCTAAATCCTTAAAGGCGTCCTTGCTATTTTTAACCATTTCGACAGCCTTATCTTTTGTAGTTCCGTAATAGTCGGCCAGAAGTTCAAGAATGTTGATACCAGCAAATCCAAACTGCCGTATATCCAATTCTGTTATTTTACCCGTGTTTGATATTTGCTGAAGGTTCAATATAACACGATCCAGCTCTGCACCGCCCTTTCCTGCCGCAGCTAAAGCCTTGCCAACATTAAGCAGAACCGCCTCTGACCGTGCTGAGTTCTTAGTAACCTGTGTCAACATCAAGTTGGCTTGCATAAGACCCGTTATCTCGAACGGTGTTCTCGCAGCGTCCGCAACAATCCTTTTTATTGCGTCGTCTGCCTTCTTTGTAGAGCCAAGCAGGGTAACAAAACCCATTCTTGCCGATTCCAAATCAGCAGCGACCCTGATTCCGTTTTTTGATATTGCCACTAACGCAGTAACCGCTACAGCACTAGCAGTCAAAGCCGCAGCTCCAAGTGCCTTAAACGCCTTGGCCCCAAGACTTGATGACTTAGAAACAGAGGACAAAGCCCCATTCGCCTGACTCTTAAATTGTTCCGCACCTTGTAACTTTAGAGTTACAATTACGTCATTTTGTTGTGCCATCTTTTTTACTCTGTACTTCGCTTTGAGCCGATAGATAACCTTTTATGTTTTCTATCACCCAAGTTGGTTGTTTCAACAAAGTTAAATAATCCCAATGATACGCCTCCATTATTCTAAGCCTATTAACGAACTCTTTCAATCCCCCGTTACTTGTTCGCTCCCCCATTTCCCAGAACTTAATAAACTCTATTGGGGGAATTAGTTTTTTGAGCGTAGCTCCTGTATCTTAGTCAATAATTCGGCTCGTAGTGTCGGCTTCCAACTGTTTACTTCTTCCCAAGGTGTCGTGCAAATGGACTGGATTAGAAACTTGTTACTATCGGCAATTTTAGCCATCGATACCTTCATGTCCATTTCGCCTTTCTCTGCTTTCTTCAATTGCTGTGCATCGAATTGAATATCGCCAAGCATAATAGCATTATACTTGTCCTCTTCTTCTTGCGTAAGCCATTGATACAAAGAAACTTTCTTGTCTCCAATTTCAACCTCTACTGTTGGAATGTTCTTTTCCATAATTATTAATTAAAAATTAGCTATTATTTGGCTATTCTAATAAATGGGGAAGGCTAGGAATAGCCAGAACTAGCCCCCCCCATTTAGACTAGAAGTTCAAAGGAACAGTCATGCTTGGCTTCCACAAAGCACTGGTTCCAACTGGACTCAAGTCCATCATTCCGACAAATTCAATTTCTTCAACTGCAAAGTCGTTTTGCTCGTAACTGCGAACATTCGTCTTGAGTTGGCTTCTTGGAATATCGATAGTCAAGAGATATGGTGTTAATCCACCAATCAATCCGCCTTGGCTTGGTAGTGTTCCAGCAAATCGGATATAGAACTCGGAAGCTCCATAGGTTGCATCAACCCAGCTAGAACCTTCATGAAATATCTTGAACTTCCCTTCTACGGTTGGAATCTTTGGATCAACTCGGTCAATGTTTGCATTTCCCGATAAGTGAGTTGCTTCCATTCCGTTATCGTATTTTACATTCCATTCGGAAACCTTATGAGTAACAGCTTGCGTTCCGTAGGTCGCACCCTTATGAATCGATACGGTGATATCCGAGAAGTTGTATGAGTGAACTGTTTCGCCAATTACGTTATCCATAATCGATGAACCAACCCCAACACCACGGAGTTTTGCACCACCACTCATCGTCCACTCAATAAGGTCGTCTGCCCCTGAAATTTCTAGTGAGCTTGCATAGCCACCATTAAACGCCTCTTGAGAATTATTTCGGTCAACAAAGATTGATTTAGTCAACATTGCTCCGCTCACATTTTGCCCATAAGTAATGGTCATCAGTGAAACACCAGAGGTAACGCCTTCCATGCCGTTTACCCATTCAAACATCTCGTGTAACGCTCGTGGTGAACCGTCTCCACTCATATCGCCTTCGATAACATTCTTGCGTCTAATTAATCTATCTCGCCCACGGCTAGAAGTAACCGTGTCTTCAACGAGTTCATAATTCATGTCCAGCCCCATGCCGAAACTCTTGACGTGGATTCTCGTTTGCATAGCAAGAGAAGTGCCGAAGGTCGCCTCTGTCGCTAGTCCTATATCTTTATAAATGTTTTGGTATGCCATTTATATTCTAATTAGTTTATATTTTGGTTTCCCAAAGAGTTCTGTCGCACCGTTAATGTCGCTGCAACTAAACCCTCTTTTTGAAACCGCTTATCACTCCAATCTATACTAAGTGATGGCTGATTAATGCCATAACTCTTGAAATTGCTTCTGATAATTGACACGATACTGTTCGATAATAAGTCGTTATTGGAATCTTTCCCTCGCATGACCCTAGTTAGAAACTCCACATCGCCTGCTTGACTAGCGTTTTGATATGCCGAAGTTTTGAAATTCTTTACCAGAATTATCTCAATTATATCGGAGTCTTGGTCTATTACACCTGTCGCTTTTGGAGTGATTTCGGTTGTAACTGGATTAACGATAATAAGCCCACCTGTGATTTCACCTACTTCTAGCGGTTCACCGTACATATAGAACTGAACATCGTTCTTGCTGATACCGTTTTTCAAATCTTCTATCATTTTCGGGATACAGTAGTTCATTTCATTATCAGCTTGTGAATATAGTTGACAAATACCAATGAAATGGCGTGTCTAATCTTCTCTGTAACACCAAGTATCTGACGGACTGGCATTTTCTTTGTACCAAATTGATGATAAGGTGCGTAATCAACAGGGTTTTCAATAACTGCTTGACTCCTAGCAACACTTCGCACTCTCGTTCCGCCCTTCAATGTTCCACTTCTAACAAGTATTGGTCTCGCCCCATATCCTTTTCTTGCTCTATCTCGCACTGTAGATGCTTTTAACGGTGCCCACGCTTTACCATAAGTGTATCCTTGGTCTCCGAAGTTCCTTGTGGCTTGGTCGACTACTATCTGTGCCGACTCCCTTAGTGGGGTTTCGGCACTAATAACACCATTAACAATGTTCTTAAAAGTATTCTCTACTTTCGCCCAACTGTTTTTGTCTATTGTTAATACGGTCTGCATACTATCCTTGTTGTGGCACATAACCATCATAGCCCGACCCAGACTGTACCGTGTCTGCATCGACTTGCGGCTCCTTGAACCGCATATTTTCGTCTGTTATATTGTGTAATCTTCCTGCAACTCTACCACCTGAAACGTACGCTGTGGTGGATTCTATATTGTCATCATCATTTCGACCTATAATTACACCACTGTCATCAACTAACTGATACCCTGGTCGGCAAATCATACCAATTTCCCCTACTTCCATGATACCAACAACTGAATTGACACTTTGTTCTTGTTGTTTCCCCATTAACTGCTCATAGAGCATATAACCGTCTTTTGAGGTACTTCTGGCCCCAATACCGTAGTCCCTGATAAGGAGTAGCGAGGAAGCTAAACGTGTAGCAAGACTTGCAATAACGGAAGGTGTAGGTGCTATTGGTAAATCATAGCAAAGGCTCAATCTCTGATTCACCATATTTTCGGCCTGCAATCGTACCGCTTCAATATCGTTATAATTCAACGGTGAACTTGCATAATCAATAGTTAGCGAAGCACCACTTACAGGCGTAATGCCCAGCGTAACCGCACCAGTATTTTCATCAATACTAGAAATGGTTAAGCGTGATGCTCCATTAACTCCCGACAATCCTAGCCAAACAGCAACATCACTTACCCCTGCCGAAGTGTTTCCCGTATAGAAGTTCGGCACTATTTTAATCGGGTCATCTGAACTCACAAAGAATGTGTTGGCACTTCCATCTGGATTATTAAGAAAAGAAATACGGCTGAACCTGTGCTGATAGCCCGATTCTAGCCGTATCTTCTCGTGTGTTGTTAGCATCTATTTTGTTTTCTTAGTTTTTGCTGGCTTTATTTCTTCTTCAACTTCTTCTACAGAAATTACGTGAACGTGTCCGAGAAGCTCGTCTTTTGTAAGCGGTGTTTCCTCTATCTTCGTTTCGATTATCGTGTGAGGACCGTCCACAAAGTATGTTACCTTGTATTTCATATTCTTGGCTTTTAATTAAGGTTCTGTGGGGGAGTCTGGCTCTCCCCCACTACTAATGTCCTTACGCATTAGCCTTCAAGACACGCTGTCTTTCAAGGTCGGTAGTTACACTGTAACCACTTGCACCGTGAAGATAAGCAGTTCTTGGATCGCCTGGATTCCAGTCGAATCGACCAAATACTCCAAATGCGAACTCATTTCTCCAGAATCCAGTATCTGAATCCTCAAGAAGTTGAGTATATTCCAAACTGTCAAAGCCTGGGCTGATTGTGTGGCTCAATACTTTAACTGGTTTCATATCGCCTTGTGAGAGGTCAAGTGCAACCCATTCGGAAGCTCCAAATCCATAATCCAACGGGATTATAGAGAATGTGCCTCGGAAGATGTTGTCTTTGCCCATTGATGATTCAACGGTGAATTGAGAGTTGGAGAGTTCCCTTGCCGCCTTGTGGTTGAGAGACCCTCTCTTTACCCCAACGTGTGTAAGTTTCAATCCCAAAATCTCATCATCATCGCCTTTGAGGTCTGCGAAGTGTGCTTCCATTAATTGCAAGGTCGTTGCATCTAATTGAGAAACACCAAACTCCCAGTTCGACCATACTGTACCACGAGTTGTACCCTGCGAATCAGTGTACACGTGAGTACGGTTGAAGAATGGACCTCCATCGAAGCTCATTACAGAAACGCCATCACGAAGAAATCTTTCAGTTTCCTCTTTCAGTGAGCGTTCCACGGCATTACCAAAGTCTTTGATTTTGCCACGGAGCTTTCCACCTGATTGGTCGTCGTCCAAAACCTGTCGCTTGACGGTTGTGGTTAATTCCCAGTCATCCAAAGTAAGCGTTTGCTTATATTCGTTGAATGCCTTGGGTTGTCTTTCTCCTCGGAATCGTTGTAGTTTACCTTTGTTTCCATAGAAAACTTCGCGCTTTGCCGAAGAAGTCGTTGGAACAATTTCAACCATTTCCCGATATTCACTTGCTGTAGAAGCGTCTCGCCCTTCTTGATAAGCAATTTTCAAATCGGTTTTCAGCGATTGAGGAAAGTTGTCTCTTGTTAACATATTTTGTTATCGCTAAAATTAACTATGCGTTCTGGAAGAGAGAAAATCCTCTGCTTCCAACTGCGTTATCAATAAGTACACGATATTCGCTTGTTGAAGGAATACCAGTAATCAATCCCACTGCCAATGAGTGAACCGCCATTGAGTTTCCGACTGTCTGGTCATCAAGACCGTAAGCCATCTTCCCAATATCTGACGAAGCACCCGTTCCGTTTGCCGCAAAGGTAAATTCGCCCTTAGACCAAACGTCAATAATTGCCTGTGATGCACCAAGTCCTGCTGTTAAATCAACAAGATTCTCGACTACGCCAATGAACGTCCCACTTGAAGAACCTGCTGCGGTCAACGGTATTACTCGTGAGGTGGCTGCTCCTTCTTTGATAAGGAGAGTTCCTTTGTAATACTTGTACCCAGAAGCTCCTGTAAAGTGCAATATTTCGCCTGGCTGTCTTTCTGGATCACGGTTTGCATTTGCTGCTGCCATTTTATTGCATACTTAAATTATAATTTCTTGGACTTTTTATAGTCCTCGATTGCTGTTTTTCCATACTTTTCCCAGAAGATAGCAAACTCCTCATCGCTTTTCTTGGCGTGTTCGGGTAATGCTCTCATCTCTGCCTTAATGTTTTCTTCCTCGGATGGTTCCGCATTAACCTCGTTAACACCGACCTCTTCCAAGTTTACTAAGACTGGGTTTTTCTGGAACATAGAAACTAATACCTCAGATAGACTAACCGTACCTTCGGCGAGGTCGATATTTCCCTTCGCATTCTCATGTAAAGCGATAAACGCCTCTTTTTGAGATGGAAGAATCCTACCTTCGGACAAAAGCACCTTGTACTCGTCTGTCGCTTCCCGTGAAGATAATTCTAATCTAGCCGTTGCTAGTTGCTCTTGAAGCTGTTTAATCTGCGTTGCCGCATCTTCAGAGGCTTCAACCTCTGTGTTCTCGGAGTCCTTAGCTGGAACTTCCTCTACTACTTCAGTAGCGACTTCCGCTACTTCCTCAGCAGGTTTTTCAACCACTTCGGGAGTTTCAGCAACTTCCTCTTTAGATTCCTCAGAAACTTTTGGCTCTGTCGTTTCCGACACAACCTGTTCTACTTCGGCTTCCTTAGTTTCCGCCACGACCTCTTCAGTCTTGACTTCCTCTAGTTCGACCTCTTGTATAATTGGGTCTTTCTTTGCCATTTCTTGTATTTCTGACAAATTAATTAAGTAATTTTTATCGTTCTCCGATAACATAGTAAAACCTTCCATACCTTTAATGTATGGATTCATCACGGCAGCAACATGGCGTAACACAGCTCCAACACTCTTGCCACTAGACTTGTCAATATACTGTGGGTCAATAGACGCAGAAACATCATTGTATTTGTCTAACTCTTTTTCCTCAATTTCCATCTCGGCAAATAGTTTGTCACCTTCTATCGATAGTTTGTTTATATTCTTGTTCAGTATCAATGTTGGGTTGCGTTCTGCCTCCACATTGGTTACATGGCTTCTCAAAACTGGTACAAACGGCACGAGCTTGAAGTTCTCGACTAACTGCTTGAGGTAGTCGGAAGTAACCTCTAAAACTCCCTTTGGTGCGTTAGGGTGAATCCACTTCCCCGTATGTAGGATTTCTTTCTTGTATTTCTTTATCATAATAAAAAAAGTCGCTTCATCAAGTGCAAAAGCACCCGAATCTGCGACTTCGTGATTTTTAACTCAGTCTAGACTAACATATCTAGACGATTTTGTCAAGAACCGTTCACCAGTATCAGTCCAAGGAAGTTCCCATACGAACTTGATAGGGATACCGCTATCGTTTACATCTGCTACAGGAGTGAAGCCTGTCTGGTCTACAAACGTAGTGCCATCTGTGAACGTCTCTTGCTCACCAATGTAGTCCGCATAGAATGGATCAGTCCTATCTCCATAGATGAAGATACATGCACTTCTAGCAAAGAAG